CCGCCGGTCTGGTAGATGTCGTCGAGGACGATCGGGCCGCTGCGACCACGGAAGTCGTAGTCACGGGCGGTCGCGATGGAGCCGTCCTTGAGCTTGAAGTTCACGGTGTCGTTCTTGGCGCCGGTGAAGTTCTCCTTGCCCACGATCGTGAGCAGGAGCGGCAGCACAAGCTGCTTCTCCACCATCGGCAGGGCGAACTGAGCCTGCTTCTTGGCCTTGACCTTCTGTACTGCCACGGTTTCCTCCCAAGGTAATTGGCTTGGTCTGTCAGCGCGTCCCTCGGGAGCGCTCTACAGCAAGGATACACACGGCGGGCGCTTGTATGTGCTGACGGCCAGAAAGTCAATAGGCAGTCCACGGATTAAGACCGGCGCCGCCCTAATAGGGAGGCGCCGGTCTCGAGTTGGGTTGGATCAGCGGAAGATGCTGGTCCCGACGATGTCGTCAGCAACCTTGTCGAAGTCGATCTCGGCTTCGACCTGCCTGCCGCCCTCGGGGTCGGCCGGGTTCTTGATTGAGCGGGGGCGGTTCCGAACCTTGGGCTCGTCCTCGTCACCGTCCTCGTCGCCGTCGTTGGGGTCGGCGATGCCGAAGTCCTCGCGGATCTCGGCCAGGCTCTTCTCGAGCTCCTCGCGGGTCTCGCCCTTGACGTGCTTCGCGTGCTTGGGGTCCACGCCCTCGAGCACCTCGGCGCGCAGCGTCGCGGTCTCCTGGTCGGAGACGAGCTTGTCGCGCTCGGCGGTCAGGTCAGAGACCTTCTTCTCGAGGCGGTCGATCTTCTTCTGAGCCTCGGCCCCATTGGCGTCCGCAGCCTCAGCCTTGGCGTCCTCGAGATCCTTCTCAGCCTTCGTCAGGGTTTCCTTCGCCTCTTCCCGCGCGTCCTGGGCCTCGGCCTTGTCCCGCATCAGGTTGTAGAGGTGCCGCTTGAGCTTCGCCAGGTCTGGGTCGACCTTCTCGCCACTCGCGGTCTCCCACGGTGCGGTGAACTCTTCGATCGGCTTGAGTGCGTCGGTGTACTTGCCCACGATGATCCTCCTACGGATCTATTCGGCCGGGCCCTTACCCGACCTGATCCCACTAGAGTAGCATCACGCGCTGTCGGCCTGGTCCCATGTAAGATACTCGCCCGTGGTCCGCCAATGCTCGTAGCCGCGACGGAAGCGCAGGACTGCGTCACCGCCACCGGCGCCCCATAGCGACCACTGGTCGACGAAGGTCTCGTTGCGGTCCAGGATCGGGTCATTGTCGGCGTAGACGGCCTTGAGGGAGCAGCCGCACTCGTCATGCACCTTGGCGTCACCTGTCCCCGTGAAGTTGGCGTTGGAGATCTCGAACGAGTCCTCCTTGAAGGGGCGGTAGTGGATCCCGCGCGCGGCCAGCATCGCGCAGAAGTAGCACGGCTTGGCCCGAGTGACGCGCACCCATCCGAGGGCGACTCGATCCTGCTCGGAGTTGACGTGGATGGTCTGGCGACCCCCGGCCTGCGCATGGCGTACGACGGCCTGTGCGATCTTCTTGGAGGTGACCTGCTTGGCCTCGGCCAGCATCGCCCTCTCTTGCTGCGGGCCAACGTCCAGGGTGCGGATCTCGCGAGCCTTGTTGGTGTAGTCGAACGGGCCAACGGTGAGCAGGCTCTTGCGAACTCCGGCGTCGATCACCCCCGTGCTGGGGACGGCCTTGAACGGTGCGTCAGAGCGCACAACTTCGATGCGCCGAAGTGCGTCATAGAACACAGCCGCCTCGCGGGCGCCGTTGTCCGAGGAGCGGATCAGGCGCGGGATCATCAGTTCGAGCCAGGCTTCGATCGCCTGGGGGTCCTCGACGTTTACATGCCTCTGGTAGTAGAGCGCCACCAGGGCTGCGATCCTGGCCGCCTCACGGTTCTGGCGAGCCTTGAAGGCTGCAGTCAGCCGTGCGCTGGCCGCGACCTGGGCATCACTGAGCGTTGCCACCGGCGGACTCCTCGGCCGGGGGCTCGGTGTTCCCCAGAAGCTCCTGCAGTAGAGCGTCCAGAGAGCCGGACTCGACGAGTTCCTTGGCCCGCTCGACGTCAGTGTCCTCCCAGCCAGGGATGCGCTCCCACAGCATCTCGAGCGGCACGCCCAGTTGCGCAGCGAGTTTCCCGAGCGCGTCGGCCGCCTGGCTCATGGACATCGACTCGACGTCCTTCCAACGGACCCTGAGGTCCCAGGCTGCGGCCGTGACGAAGTCGCCTTCGGACATCGCGACCAGGCGTGCCATCTGCTCGTGGAACTCCCCGGCGTACTGCCTGAACGCGAAGGCCTTGTGGAGCAGGCCCTCCTTGGCTGCGGCCAGCGCCTCGGCCTGCAGGTTGCTGGACAGGCCTAGGAGGTGGTACGGAGGTAGTTGGGTGACGGCCGACAGGAGTCGCAGGTCGGCGTCGGTGGCCTCGATCTGGGGCCCGAGCGGACCAGCGTCCAGGGTGCCGAACTTGGTCTTGTCACTGGTGCTGACCAGGAGGTCTTCGACCCTGAGCTTGAGGGCCTGAGCGGCCTGCTCACTCTTCGAGTCAGGCTTCGCCATGCCAGCGATGTAGCGGACCTGCCAGGCGCCGAAGCGCTGGTTGATCAGGCGGTCGAAGGTATCCTGGTCGATCCGACGCAGCAGCGGCAGGACGGGCTCGATCTCGCCACGGGTCCGGCCGTCGAGGTCCATGCGGTTGGCGCAGCGGGCGACAGGAGGCACTGGCATACCGTGCCTCTCGTGGTCCAGGTACTTCCACTGCTTGGCCTCCGTGCCGTCTCCTTCGCACTGCAGGCGGTGGGTCACGTATACGTCCCAGACCTTGACGATCCAGCCGTTCGTGCCGCCGGTCCCGCGAAGGACGATCCCGGAGTCGGTGTCCTTGATGACCGTCCGCTCTGCCTCAATCGCCAACACCGGCCACTCGTCGTCGTCGTCGTCGTAGAACGCGGCCATCCTGGTCGCGCTCTTGCCGAGCATCTTGGACATCTTGGAACCGGTCAGCGGATCGACGCCCGGCGTGACAACTCCGTACGCAACCGACTGGCCGACGGCGCCACGGTGGACGGCACCCTGCTTGGAGCCCCAGCGGTTCCGGAGGAAGGTCTGGTAGACCGGCAGTACGCCGGTGATACCGGGCCTACTGATGCCCTCGAGGTGAGCCAGTTGGGCGACCGTGGTGGTGATCAGGCCGCCGAAGTTGTTGGGCGAGAGGCCGCGCAGGTTCTCGTACTCGGCGTTGACCTCGCGACGCGGCGAGAAGGGACGACCGTAGGCGGGGTCGTCGGGGTCGAGGTTGTCCTCGCTGTACTCGTACTGGGTCCCATTCATCCAGGCGCCGAGGATCTCGGCCTGGGTGCGTGACCGGAGGAACGAGGGGAAGTAGGTGACCGCCATCTCAATGACGTCGCCCTGCTTCATGAACTTCTCGGCCACTACGCTCCTCCTGAGGATAGGTCTAACCACTAGGGTAGCAGGAAGGCGGGGCCAAGCCCCCCACCCGGGCTGGCCCCGCCGGTCCTAGGATACCTCAGGCGTTGGAGAACTTCACCTTCACCCAGATATGCTTGTGGAAGTCGACACCGATCGGCGCCGTCCCGGAATCTCTCACTTCCGCCTTGCGACCCTTCGCCGGGATCGCGTAGATCCTGTCGACCGACTCGTGGGCAACCAGGATCGCAGCCCGATGCAGGTGCGGGAACTTGCCCTGGCGGTTGAAGTCACCGGACACGACGACGTCGAAGCCGTCCTGACGGAGTTCCTTGATGAGTTCGCGAAGCCCCTCCCAGTGCTCGTTCCAGGCCGCCAGGCGCAAGGCCTGGTTGTGCTCGATCTTGTTGTTGAAAGCGCCGGGTGCGAAGTGGGTGTTCACGCGCGCGAGTTTGTTCTTCGGGTTCAGCCTCTTCTGATACTTCACGACCGTGAAGTATCGGTTGGGCCACGACCTGGCCTGCCCGCCGACGGCGAAGATGGTCTCTCCGCCGATGAACTTCCACGACTTGCCGAGCTTCGCGACGATGGGATGCTTCTTCGAGATGCCGACCCTGCGCCACGGATCTGGGAAGGTGTTCTTGACGATCCAGGGCTCGTTGATGCTGCCGTCGGCCTCGCCGATCTCGATCAGGCCATGGAGGGCGTTCTTGTGGCGCTGCTTGACGGCCGGGATGGCGCGTCGCTGCGCCGCGATGTTCCCCCGGCCAACGTTGGTCAGAGTGTGGACCTGGCCTCCGCGCTTCGGCTTCACTGGCGTGACCTCGTTCCTGATGGCAGCGATCTCCGTCCGGACCAGGCCGAGGAACTGCGCCCACGGGAACTCGCGCGGGTCGGTGTGCGTCGTGTGACCGAACGCCAGTCGGGAGTCGTTGTGCCCGTAGATCCCGTGGGGACCCTTGCGCTTGAGGTCCGCGATCGAGGGACGCTCCGGCGAGATGCCGTACGCCAGGCAGAGCTCGGCCACCAGGCGGGCGCCACGGCGTAGGATCGCCTTCGAGTCGGCATCCTGCCAGCGTGACGCCGGACCCGTCTGCTCATCACAGAACTCGACGGCGATGGAGCCGGTGTTGAAGCCACAGTGGTAGGCCACGGTGTGGTCGCCCACGCACTGGATGACCTCGCCGGGGTCGACGACGTACTGAGCCGAGGACTTGGGGCTCGTCGGCCCGGCCCACCAGTTGGCGACGTTCCGTGCGGTGCCCTTGTTGTCGCTCGTGACCGTCCCGTGAAGGACGATCGCCTTCGGGGTCTGGGCGCCGCCATGGAAGCGCGCCTTGATGAAGGGCGGGCTCGGGGGAGGGAAGTTCGTCATCCCCCCAGGATACCACTAGAGTTTCGCGTCGCACGTCCCCGCCGAACTCAAGTTGTCATTGAGGTCAGTACCAGATCTCACCGGGGGACTCCTCCTCTTCCTCCTCGTGCAGGTTGAGGACGATACGGCGCAGAAGGCGCGCGCCGACCAGGCACACGGCAGCGTCGATCTTGCGCGGGGAGTCCTTCTGCGCCTTCGATAGCGAGGTGCCCCAGCCGCGCGGATCGTCGTGTTCGATGGCGTTCTTGAGGTGCTGAACGAGCACCGGGTGGCCGCAGATCTGGAAGGTTGGCTCGAACTCCTCGATGTCGTTCAAGGTCTCGAAGTCCTCGACGGTCTGCTCGGCCGCAGTTATGAACGCCTTCGTCTTGTCCGCGCCGCTCATGTCCCAGTTGATGGCATGCTTGCCGAGGCCGCTCTTGACCGGCCAGTGCTTCGAGTCGAGGCCCTTATGACCGATGCTCGGGTCTGGGTCCTTGTACTTCCTCATCCACTTGTCCAGCATCGGCATCCAGTACGACGACTCGTCCTCGTCATCGTCCTTCGCGTGCGACGGGTCACCCCAGAACGCCACGATGTTGAAGCGCTTCATCGCCATATCCACGCGGCGGTCGACGGCGTTCCGAGGGGCCAGCCACTTCTTGCCCCGCTCACCCTTGGGCTTCTGCCACACGCCGATCAGGAAGCAGTAGCCATCCGAGAGTCGGCACCCGACGATCGCGGTGGAGTCGTCACTCTTCGAGCCGTCGAAGAACATGACGATCGGATCGTTGGCGCTGACCGGCTGCCAGCCAGCCTCGAGGATCAGCATCGGGTCCGAGACCGATCGCATAAGCTGCTGAACGACAAGGTCGATCGAGGCGTCCACGGCGGCTGGCTCTACCCAGGCGTTCTCGTCGGCCTCGATCTGGTTGTACCAGAACCGGCGCGACAGGCTGATCTTGGACTTCGGGCTCAGGATCGAGTCGGTTAGTCCGGGGATATCCAGCCACCAGGCTCCGCCGCGCACGGCCTCGAGGACCCGCTTGATGTAGAGGCGGGTGATCCGTTCCTTGATGTCGTCCTCGATGGGCTCGACCCCCTTCTCGAGGGCCTTGTCCTGCTCGTCGGGGAAGAGTGGCCGGAGCCGAGCCGCCTTGGGCGCCTCGAGGGTGTCGTACAGCGCGCCGGTGCTGATCGCCTCACCGGCGGCCTGCTTCTCGTAGGCCTCGCGCTCCTCGCGCGCGACGGACTCGATCGAAGGGGCGTAGGCGTTGGTGATCGAGAACGTGCGCGCGGCGCCGCCCTTCGACTTGGTCGCGTTCCGCTCGATCGCCTCCGTCATCGCGAAGCCCTCGTTGTTCTGCTGCCAGTGGTGGGTCTCGTTCTTGATGACCAGTGTCGGCCGGTTCCCCTCGAGCGCCTTGGGTGAAGACGTGACGGCCTCGATGGCCTTCTGGCCGCCGTACGCGTAGATCGACTCCTTGCCGATGTCGATGCCGTGTTCCTTGAGGCACTTCTCGGTGAACAGGCCGAGGAACAGCTTCATCGTGTTCTGCGTCTGCTTGAGCGAGACGGCAGCGATCTGGATCCACGCGCGCGGGTGAGGCTTGGCGATCGGGTCTCCCTGCGCTAGGCCGAGCTCCGGCATGTCCCGGGCTGCCCAGCCCACGAAGCGGCAGGGTCCGACGAACTCGACGGCACTGATGACGGCCGCCAGCGGGTCCTTGCCGTGACCCTTGAGTCGCTGCAGGACGATCTCTCGATAGAGGAATCGCCCGTCCTCGTCGATGGCGTAGAACCACAAGATGAAGCGCTTCTGCTCGTCCGTCAGGTCGAATGGGAGGGGCTGACCGTCCTCGTCAGTCTCGTCGGCCAGCAGGTTCGCCGCAACCCAGTCCAGGACCTGCCAGCCGAGGGTGAGGTGCGGCAGGATGTAGCCCTGGGGGTCGCGAGGTCCGTCCCAGAACGGGTTGCGGTCCCAGGTCGGGCCCATCGTGAAGGGAACGACGTCCCAGTCGATCCTGTGCTCGCCCAGGGCCCAGTCGGTCAGAGACTCAGGGAAGAGTGGGTAAACGCCCGGCGGCCGGTGCTCGGTCGCCGTGAGGGTGGGGGTCATTACGCCCCCTTGAACGCGTCCTGACGACGCTGCACGATGTCGACCACCTTGGCGACGTCACCGGCGGCTGCGTCGATCCGCTTCTTCCGCTCGAGTTCGATCCTGAGGCGGCGGCGGTCGCCCTCGGTCGCCAT